AACAAACTGATTTATCTCTGCATCTGTAGGATTTGTATATCCAGCAGATATTAGTAATTGTCTGGCTTCAGCAGGAGTTACTTGTCTAGAATCTACATAAGACTCTATAGCAGTCTTTGTACTAGTCTGTAAGTTAGGATCACTACTTGTAGCAACAAACTGATTTATCTCTGCATCTGTAGGATTTGTATATCCAGCAGATATTAGTAATTGTCTGGCTTCAGCAGGAGTTACTTGTCTAGAATCTACATAAGACTCTATAGCAGTCTTTGTACTAGTCTGTAAGTTAGGATCACTACTTGTAGCAACAAACTGACTTACCTCTGCATCTGTGGGGTTTGTATATCCCGCAGATATTAGTAATTGTCTGGCTTCAGCAGGAGTTACTTGCGTACTATCAACATAATCCGACCATTGCTTTGGTGTTATGTCGATTTGCCCTGTTGCTACTTGTGCATCGCTTCTTTCTTTTGCGCTTCCCCATCCTTGCGATATCGCAAATTGATTTGCCGAATCGGCTTCAACGCCTTGTCTTTGATTTTCTACAACGGTTGGCGGCAATTCAACTATCTGCGTTCCTGGGCCTCCCGTAACGTTGTATTCATCATTTACAGCTGGCCCTAGCACCGTAGATAAGTCTTTAGCTAATCCTAATGCTTGACCAATATTTCCTGTTGACGCAGCTTGACCAAGCTGTAATACACGACCTCCTGTGTATAACACTTCTGCCGCAGACGACAACCCCTGATTACTTGCTACTTGCGATGCCGCCACTAGTGCGCCACCGTAATCCTGCTGTTCTATTCTTTTTACCACTGTCGCCACTTGCAATGCATCGGACACTTTAAATCCATTTGCAAGTTCAATTGCGCCAACTTGTTTTCCAAGATCAGTGCCCGTAAGCGCCAACGCAGCACCAAGCACGTTGCCTTTATCCACAGCATCCGCTGCTCGCAACACTGCGGCTGTATTGTTAAGACCCGCTATACCGGCTAATGACGCAACTGCTGATAGCACCTGGCCCTGTGATGCCGCATACGCTGCGTTTGCAATTTGAAACGCTGGCTGTAACGGCGACGGAATAATTGATCCAGCCGTAAGAACAAACCCCACTAGTGGATCACTGCTTTTTATCCTTGCTGTCAAATCTCCTTCTACACCTACAGACCCATCCTCTCTTTTGTTAATGGAAATTGTATGCACTGCATTGCCAGTGTTAACAACTGCCACAGGAGTTTTTTCTTTAACATCAAGAGATGCTACGTCACGAATTCCTTGTTTTGCTAAATTTGTAAATACTGCGTCTGCATCTCTGCCAAACATTTCTCCCAAAGGTGTCTGAACTTTTCCAGTCCAGTAATCATACCCTTCGTTAACTTTTGCTAACGTCGAAAGCGTGGTGTTTTGTTTAAACAGTTGATCTTTTACATCTTTTGGAGCGGCATTAACCGCGGCTAAAAAATCTGTTTTCTGGTCATAAGCAGACAATGGATTTCCGTTTTCATCAATACCAGAATAGGCAACACTACTTTCAGAAAACCTCCTGTTACCCGTAACAATCCCAGTAAGCAAATTTCCAAGCTCATCAACGCTTGGCTGTCTTTTAACAGCAGCATCATACTCTTTTATTTTTGCTGTTATTTCACCAGTTTTTTCTGGCGTTACAATATGTTTGACAACATCTTCTATTGCGCGGTTATTATCTGTTGAATATTTTAGTATGCCTTGATAATCCAAAGCTCCGCTTGCATTTTTGTATGCTTCTAATCCTGTATTGACACGGTACTTGTCCATGTCGCTTGGAGCAATTTGAAATATACGCTGCATGTCTGCATCAGACAGTTTGTTGTCTGCCGCAAACTTTACTACACCACTTTGCGTAATATTTGCTAGCGGATTATTTTCTCTCCATAATCTTTCTTGCGGACTAAACTGTGCTTCTTTTTTTAACGAATCCGCAAGAGCTTGGCGATCTTTGCTTTCAAAATACGTCGTTACAAAATCATCTATTGACAACTTTGACTTTTCAACTTCCCCTAAAATTTCGTTGAGCGTCAAACCTCCTGTTTCTTTAGTTTTTAAATTGCCGTGTATTGTTGGATCTATTTTTATCTCTTGTGCAACTCCGCTTACGACGCTAGTTGTTGGCGCAGAAGTTGCAGTTTTTCCTGATCCTTGAGCTGTTGTTTCACTTGGTGTTTTTTTTTCTTCAACTCCTAACGCTTTATTTTGTATGTTATTTTTCCAAAACAGATAATTGTCCCAGTAATTTGGATCAACGCCAGCACCACCTGGAGCAACAGTGTTATTAACGGTATCTATAAAATATTCTGCATCTGGTGATTTTTTAAGAAAATCAATTATTTCTTTTGAAGAAATTCCTAGAGCTTTTGAAATATCTTCAACAGTTGCTCCATATAAAAACCCTTGCGGATGTCTTATTTCCGCTATAAAATTTTGCGCTCGATATTGCTCCGACATATCTGGATGATATTTAAAGTTGTCTTCTATTATTTTTTTAATTCTTTCATATGTTAACTCCGGCGGTCTAGTAGGAAATACTTGCCGTATTTGCTGCTCGCTGATGGATTTTTCTATCGGCGAAGACGATGCGTCTTTAGCAATATCACTGGACGCCGTAGTCTTAACCGGAGGTGGAGATTCATACACAGGCGGTGGAGGTGGTGGAGAAGAAACAGGACCCAAATAAGTATTTACTACGTCAAGATCATATTTAGTAGCTGAAGCAATGCGATTTCTACTTACTCCATATTGAGCTGCCGCAGCATTGATTGTTGCAGCTTTTTCTGCGTCGCTCCCGGGGCCAGAAAGAATATGATTAATGTAATTACTTATCTCTTCATCTGTTAAAAATTCAAGAAGTCCGGTTTTTGGGTTAATTGATCCAGAACCGCCCAATTGTTTAAGTAGCATTGCTTCTTCTGGCGTAATGTGCGCCAAAATCGTGTCTCCACCACGACCAGCCTGGCGAACATTCTCCGCTTGCTTTACTAATGATGCTATACCACTCACATCAACTCTCCGATACAAAAGTAACCGTTACGATAACCGATGGTATCGCTGGCCTCGTAGGCGATGTCCCAGCCGCATACGCCTCAATCCGCGCATCAACGTCCGAAGTGCGCCACATCAGTTGCACATAGTCCCCCGCGTCCAGAGAAATCAATAGATTGACCGTACCTACGGTGTGATACGGATCACTTACTCCTTTTGTTTTTTCCATCCCAAACCGAGTATTTGAATTGTCTATGTCCGTACCATTCTTACGAAACCATATGTCAATGTCCTGTGGGGCGTTGTCCGCGTTGCTCAACTGCGCACTAAACTGCACGTTGTACACCCCGTCTTGGGCAACCGTGATCTGCGATGAATTCTGTACAGATACCCCGTTACTAAGATCCGTCGTATTCAACGTAATAGCATAAGCCGTGGATGTACTTGCCGCCGTCTGGTCGGTCGTATCATAGAACGACCCGTAAGGGAACTGCAAGTATTGCCCGCCGTTGATTCCTACAATACTTTGTGTGATGTTTTGTAGCTGATTAAAGTATAGCCGAAGGACGTTGGCAAACTGATCATGGAATGCTACGACATACGATACAGGGGCGAAGGGCAGGTTGGGAACTGCCGGGTTCCGGAGTTTCATGCCCCGCGTCCCGTCGCACGACCGTCTGCGCGAATGTCTATACGCGGCGCTCCTAACTGCCAGTTACAGCCAATTTGATCCGACTCAATCTTGAAGATCATCTGCCGCCCGCGCACCCGCACATAAATCTGCCCCGTAAATTGCTCAATTGGAACCGTCGCCGTGCGCGTCACCGTCGCGAACGATGACCCACTCACCGACTGCGGTGAATTGTACCCCGACCCAGAATTCATCATCGGAATTAATGTCATCGTCACCTGAGGACTTGCAGTCTCAGAACCTACAAACGTAATGTCAGGAATTATCCTGTACACAAAACCAAGATTGTGCCCGTCTTCAATGTCAAACTCCGACGTTTCAATGTAAGCATTGATTGCCGTGGTTGTCGCTGTTTCCTTGTTGTCTACCCCAAGCTCATGATTGACAACATTGTAACTGTACGTCGTCGCTTGCGGATACGGTCTTAAACCAGAATCACTCCAAGCTGTCCGCCCTAACGATCCATAGTACCATACACCAGCACCCTGATTTTCTGCGTAGTTGTAGATTACATAGCGGTCTATTTCGGTAGAATTTTGTGAGCAGTAAAACCACCAAACCTCATTAAACCCTTCGTTTGTCCCGGCAAAAATTTGCGCGTATTGATTTCTATTGATGTCGCTAAAGATGTATTTCTTCAAGTCGCACCGCAGGGTCTGAACACGTCCATCGTAAGAATAGAACTTGTCAATCCCCATCCAAAACGTTACGCCTGAAGCAATTGCTGTAGCATTTGGACCCGCAATAGAGATATTGTCCGCCATGATTTGCGAACCCCATTGCAGCGGAGCGCCAAGATATTGAATTGAAAACAGCGCCGCATCGGTCCAAACTACAATTTCTTGACGTTGCTGCTGTACTGTAATTATTTCTGATCCGTGCGATAGCCGAAGAGATCCCGCTGAATTCGTGGGCGCGGCTCTCCAATCCACAAGTGACTCTTGTGAACACCACCGTATCAACATGGGATCCAAATTGCCGGAGTCGTAATCGTTGCACCCAAACACAAGCAAAAACCGCGACGCATCAGAAACAATCAAAGAGTTCTGAAATTTTGGCACGTCTTCCAGAACCATGCTATGCACACCGGATTGCGTCCCTGATGTGTTCACTAAAGATCCCGTTGCAGATGCTGACAAATTTGCTGTAAGCCCCGCGACGTTTCGCAAATAGTATGTTGTGCCTACGACAAGACCTGTAGGTAACGCACCCGTGGTTGTAAAAGACACCGCCGTTCCATCAACAAGCGCCACGGTAAATGTCAGTACACATGGCGTGGCAATCGTCATTGTGACTACACCACCAAGACTGCTTAATGCTACACCCCGGGTCGCCACGCCACTCGTTGCATCCCAGTAGTAAAGCGTTTTGCTTCGCGGACCAAAAACCAAATCCTCGCCCCAGTTGTTGGCGTTCCAAATACGCATTTTGTCCGTGGATGACCCACCCTGCCCCCAATTGCCCTGGCCCCAAAATCCTGCGCCCCACCCCGTCAGCGGTGCTTGCGTTGCAGGACCAATATTTAACTGGTATGCCGCTACAACAACAGATCCGCCCCCAGGTGATGCCGCAATAGCTGTTGAATTCGGAACCACAGAAATCGTAATTGAATAACTGTTTGCATCAATGTATGTAATTTGAAACTCTTGATTTAACACCGCCGCAGTAACGTTTGTGCCTACACCTCCAATGTCTACAGCGCCACTGAAGGTTACAAAATCACCATTTATACAGCCATGCGTGGTGTCCGTAACCGTAACCGTTGTGGACGCTGTAAGCGCAAAAGGATTATTGTTAATTGTTGTTGTTGTGCGTAGCGGCGTGATATCATTGTATCCGCCACCAAGTTCAATGTAATACTTGAGGTTTGTTCCAATTCCGAGCAAATTTTCAAACCCAAGCGTTACCCAGTTCCAAAGCGAACGGCAAATACCTAAAAACGTATTAGCAGAAATACGTTCCCATCCGCCAATTTTTTCTGGCGTACCTTGGCGAAACCGGACCTTGTCTGATACATACCAACCCGACTCATTTGTGTAGCGGGTGTTTTCGCGATTTACTCCGGGTTTATAAATAATTTTTGATAATGGCATGTATCACCTCATCAGCGCAGCTTCCGCCGCCCTCCTTCTTGTAAGTCCTGGCAGCACGCGACCACTTGCTTTGTTCCACTTCAGGCACTCTGTTGCCGCGCCTTCCCAGTCGCCAGCGTCTACGCGCTTCTTGAATGTCGAGATCCTGTAGTTCCCCAGCCCACAATTGTACGCCCATGACAAGACTGCGGCAAGTCTGCGCGGTGCCGCGTTCCGCAATGTCGGTGAAAGCTTACAAAGACCGACAAAAAAGTACTGCACATGATGATCTAAAGCTTCTTCACACTGCTGCATTGTCCAGACGGTTTGCGGCGTAATGTCCGGCCCTGTTGAACCGTATCCTATGGTCCACGGTGCGCCGCCAGACCCCGGATCTGGATAAGCCTGCACGAGACCGTCGGGGCGACGGCGAGCTAGACCTTCAAAAGGTTTGATGAGCACATTGCAAGCAAGGTCAATTGCTTCTTTCACGATTTTCTATATTTTTCCAGCGGCCTACTAACAAAGTAGAACGTGAGACACATTGTGAACACGCCGAAGTCGTCTGCGTCCCAAACCTGGCTTACTACTTCATACCACGGAGCATTAGTCTGAAATGCAATTACCAATCCTGCGGCTTTGACGGCGGCGTACATGAAAAAGAAGCACCATGTAATTCCAGGTCGTACAAGGGCGCTGATTGCCGAGACAAACCATCCCGCTTGTTTTGCCGTCTCCTGCTGTTCCTTAAATGCCGCTTTGATCGTATCCAATTGCTGGATGGAGTAATCCACATACCGCTCTTCGATACGAAATTCACCACGCAGTTTTTCCAAGTCGGTCTGCAAACGGAACATATTAAGCTCATGCTTGCGCTCATTGGCTTTGTCAAGCAACTTGAGGATCTCAGGAGCTAGGCGGAATAGCCCCCCAAAGATTGACCCTAAAAGACCCCCGCCTAGCAGATCGAACATACTACTCTTCTCCATCCCTGGCTTTAGCCAACTCAATCAAACGATCA